CATTTTAGAGCCCACTCGGCTTTTTTCTTAACTGCATCGATTGTATCAATTGCGTTAAATAATTTTGCTTTTTCTTCTTCATCATTAATATAAGTATCAATAAGAAGAGAATATGTTTCAGAATGGATATTCTCCATCATAATTTGAAAACCATAGAAAAATTTAGCTTCAGGGTATTGTACCTCTCTCACAAAATTCTCAGCTAAGTTCTCGTTTACAATACCGTCGGATGCGGCAAAGAAAGCTAATACGTTTTTAATAAAATAACGCTCATCGTCGTTAAGTTTAGTTCTCCAGTCAGTTAGGTCCGCGGCTAGGTCAATTTCTTCTGCTGTCCAGAAAGACGCTTCTGACTTTTTATAAAAGTCCCAAAGGTCATGGTGCTGGATAGGGAAGATGACAAACCTGTTCGGATTCTCAATTAGAATCGGTTCCATTTTTTTTAATTTAATTTTTTAAAGGTGAATAAAGTTTGACTCGGTTGGGCTTTAAAAATGGATGTTGATTTGTGACAAGCTTCGCTATTTTCTGTAATTTGACGTGCTTTCAACTTAACATCTGGTGTAATTTTGCCGTGTGTCATATAAGGATATTTATCTTAATATACCTATTTCAACAGTATTTCGAATCCTAAATTTTGTTTCAAAACATCAACTTTTTGAATTAAGACCTGTCCATCGCTAGAGTGATCTTTCATAACATTAGTTGAAACTGAAACAGAGATGGTTTGCTCATCCGGAAGGGTAATTTTCATAGACCCTTTTTCATAAGAATAGTCTAATACTTGACCCTCAATACCATCTTTAAGGCTTTGCCAGCTTTTCTTAACTGGATCAACCGATTCAGGATTCACTGTAAGTATAATTCGATAATCTCCTTTCTTCTGTACCACGTCTTTAACCCAGAAGTCAATTTGATCGCCTGAACGTAAACCTTTACTAAATTCTTTAAAGGCTGCATCATTTTCGAAATCTGACTTGTGTATAAGTCCGGTATAGTAGTTTTGGAATTCAACAAAGACTCCAAAGTCATAAGGATTATTGGTAAGAGTTCCCGTATATTTCTGACTAAATGATAGATCAGAAACTTTTTGAGGAAGTGTTTCCTTAATGTATTTCTTGTATGAAACAATGAATAAGTTATTAACTGAATCAAAGTTTTCAACCATAACTGGAATTTCTTTGTGTAGATACTCAGAGAAATCTCTAATTACGTTGGCTGCAGCATGCGAACCTGGTAAGAAACACTTAATTTGATTTTTATAGATTGCAAGATAACCACCTTTGATAAGTTCAACCACTTTAACATAGAACCATTTATTGTTCTTCGCAAAGTATTCAACGTCTTCTCTAAGAGTAAGAGCTGCACAACGTTTTTCTGAACCAAGGATCTCGCTCATATTTGATTTATAGATCATAACTTTGTATTTACGATCTTTATCTTCGTTTAATAGACTTAATGAAGGCTCTTGCGAAAATTCTCTAAATGGAACAAAAATACTAGTCATTGTTGACGCATCTTCCATTTCAACCATTGACATAGCAAAGTCAATTTTCTTGATGCTAACTGTTCTAATTTCTCCTACTGGAATATCTTTGTTACCAGCTGGCATTGGGTGACCTGCTTCTGAGCTAAAATAGCGGTCGTACATTTCTTGAGCATAGGGCTCTGTGCAATAAATTTTAACTCCAGATTTTTTATCAGCTGCAGTTAATTTAACAGATTTATTTACCTTTGCATTTCCTTGGGCAAAAATAAATTCTAATTCTTCGTTGGTATAAGTCATATTTTTAAATTTGAATAATCTAAAATATTATACCGATAAAGGGCCAGTAGTTTTAATTATGGAGTAGGAACGTATACTGGGTTGCCAATAAAGTCTTGGCCTAAGATTGTACCAGTTGCAGCTTTTGCTTTATGTGCAAGGTCGTCTAGGAACATTACATAAAGTGGGTTCTTCATGCTTAATCGATCCCAAGTTGGAAGGTCGTCTTGGTTTAGAATTGGATGGACGCCTGCTCTTAAAATATTGCCTAAACCTAACGCTTGTCCAGCTGAAATTGGAAGATATACTGCAATATCTGGTAATTTCTTGGTTGCTTTATCCATAACTTTTAATACTTCCAGCTGAGCTAATAGGATTAATTGATTTATAGTTTTAATAAAGGCTGGGGTAGGTAGTGATCTTTCAAGAGCCTCCTTAATCATTTTATAAATTTTAAGAAATGGATTTGTCATATCAAATAGTGCAGTAAAAGCGCCTTTAACCCCTTTTAATAAATTAATTAGTTTAAAAAGAGATTGCAATGGATCCAAGATTGTTTCAATTAATTCGACAATTGCCTTTTTAAGAGCGGATTTTATTCCTCTAAATAGGGCTGAAATCCATGCTGTCGATATTGCAGTAATCGGAAGATCGCATATTCTAATAGGAAGAAAACTTAAAATCTTATCCATTAAAATTTGAATTCCAGCTTTAAGCAAAGGTTTAATTAATGCGTCTAGATTTAAACTTAATTGAGGAACTCCTAGGGTTCTAGGTAAAGGCCCTAATGGAATCCTTAATAAAGGTAAAAATGGCTTTAGTATACCTAAAAGAAGTTGAAGAGCGGCTGCCCCGTTTAATGGAATGTCTATATTTGGAATACTTTTAGCAATTAAATTAGTTATTGATTGGATAATTTCTTTGGTTACACTAAAAACTTCTCCAAAGATAGTTTTAATTAAATCTGTAGTTAGCGCATCGATTGCCGCATGTGCTAACTGTTTAAATGACATAATTATTGCAAGAACCAATGGATCTATGAATTGAGGAAGTTCTAGATCGCTTGGACAGCACTTAGGTTTTACGATTTGTGTAAAATTTCCAAGCGCATCTTTAATTGGTTTAGTAAACCCTGCAATGGTTTGGCCTAATAATTCTGCAAAACGTTTTCTTTTTTTAACTTCGGCTTCATACACATAATTTTCAACAACTAATCTATCGGTAGATAAAGCCCTAGGCGTTTCTTTTCCAATACTTTTTTCATATTTCTGAACCCTAGCTGCTTGTTTTGGATGATTTGCATCATACTCTGCATTTCTATCGTTAAAACGTTTCCTTTTGGCTATTTCTGCATCAACCTTTCTTTGAAATTCTGGAGAATCTTTTTTTACCTTTAAGTTTTTTCCAGAAAAAACATCACAGATTTGGTCAACATATTTTTTAGCGGTTTTCTTAAATGCCGTAACACTTTCTACTTTAGTTATATCAACTTTAGCGGCAAGCGCATCTATATCTGCATTTAAATCAAGGTCCCGCATAGCTTTTCTAAACTTCTTATTAAAATTGATTGATTTAGCTTTTCCAAAGTTTGTTCTAGACATGTATTCCATAACTGAATCGATTAATCCATCTAGCATTGCTTCAGGTTTAATTGATTTGCCTTTTTCTTTTGGAATAGTATAGGTACCAAGTTTAAGTTTATCTAAAAATTTATCTAAGTCTAAAGAAAGAGATAATACCATTTCTTTACAAGCTTGTGAATCGATATTATCATTAGCTAGTGAAAAGTTAGATGGAATTGCTGAATATAGATTGTTTGGATCACAATTTAACCAAGCTTGATCAAAATTATATGGGACTCCACTTAATAGGGTTTGACGGTTTTGCTGTGCCTCTTGTGCATTTCTTAATGCAATAGAAAAATTAGGTAATTCAAAATCTCCAAGTTCATCAATTTTAACACAAATGGTTCTGCTAATATTTTGAACAAATACTTTAAAATCTCCAAGTGCAGTTGTTGCTGTATCTAAAAAGTCTTCATCGCCAGTTTTCCAGGATGGAGTTTCTCCTGGTTTAAATGGAATATTAAATCCATTTGGCATTAATTTACCAGGATCGGCAAGTTCCAATAGGGCTTGAGCTTGTGCAGCAACCTTTGCAACTTTTTGAAGTTTTGCATTTACCATAATATTACCAAATGTAATGGTCTTTGCTGCAGTTCCACTAGGTTTTCCAATTGAGGTTTGGTTAATTCCTAATGGAGCAACACTAGCTTCATCTATCGTATAACCAACTGGGTCAAACTGACCTTGTAAGGCTCTAAAACTTAATAAGATAATCTTTTTACCATCTGGTCCAATGTACATAACAATTGGTGATGGCACAATTCCGCATTGAACATACCACACAACTAAGGTTCCAAATGGAAGATTTAGCGTAACAATATGGAACCAAATTTGAGGTAATGGAATTCTAATTGGAACAGGGGTTGGAATAATTAATCCAATTGGCCAATATCTAAGAGCAGGTAGCCGCATTATATCAGGTATTGGTAACAAATTTAACTTGTTTAAGTGTTTAGTTACTTCTTTCCAATAACAACCACATGTATAATCTGGATTTGCAACCAATGGTACTGACGTCATAGATTTATATCCCATTGGATCGGATCCGGCTTTTTCAAGCTTTTTACATGGACCCTGATCTGGTGGAACACACCCAGTTGCAGTTAGTGCAATTGCTAAATCATCTGGATTTGGAGTATTATCCTTTTTAATTTTAGCAATTAGTGTCTCAATATCTTTAATTAAGGTGGAAATCTCAGTTGAACTAACTAAGATCTTATCTCTAATTTGACCGCCGTATACAGCAGGTTGAATAGTTTTACCATCAACTATAAGCTTTTCAGTTGGTTTAGTTTTTAACTCTGCATTATTAACTAAATCAAAAACCTGTTTTCTAGCAAGATTATGTAACTTTAAAAATTTTCCTGTTTCAATAAGACCTCTTCTAAATTTCTTGCGCTCTACTTCAATACGTTCTTCAATTTTAGGTTCAAGATTTTCATAAAATTTCTGATATTGCTCAGTATTTTCAATATCGAATTGTTCTTCTCTACCATCTGCTCTTTTTTCTTTAACTAACCCATCAAGTTTTTCCTTTGTTAGGTTTTTATCAACTTTAGCTGAATCTGTAGTTAAGCCCTTTTCTTCTAGAGTAAAAAGTTTTAATGGGTCTTCGATCTTCTTATAAAAATCGGCTAAACTTCCAGTAAATGGATATAGTGAGTCCGTTGCAGACTTATCAGTATAGCTTTGTGATGCAAATTTAACAATATCTAAAGTTCTCTTTTGGAAAACCTTTGTTTTTGTTTCATAGATAGACGCCTCTGGTAAAATCTTAATATTAACTTCAACTTGTTTAGTTTCAGAATTACCCATAGAGTCAACCTTACCGGTTTTTTGATTTTCTGAAGATTTAATGTTAAAACCGTCTTTTCCAGGTAAAGTTATTAAGAAAGTTGGATTTGTTGCATTATATGAATATACAATTGGATCAGATTTACCAATAGCTAGTGACTTTTTGCTAAAATATTCTTCAACTTGCTTTTTAATATCTTTATTAAGTTGGTCAATTTCAGATATTGTAGTTGTTGTTGCTGCTCCATTAAATTTATATGAATTAAAATCATACTTATTTAAAATTGTAGTAAATTGTGCATTGACATCAGCACCAGGTACAGTAAATCTTGCATCAAGATCCTTAACAATTAAATTAAAGAAGTCTGCTCGGGTTTTATAAAAATATTCAGCTGGATATAGAAGATCTCTTAACTCCTGTAGTCTAGAAATTACATATTTAGATTTAACAGCGGCTTTAAGTTTAGCGTCATTCTTTTCAAGTTCGGCGCTAACCGCGTCAATTGTCTTCTTTGCACAAGGATCTTCTGTTACAAGATCTGTAATTTGTTCGCGCTGAGCTGCTTCAATTTCATCTGAGGTAGGAAGACACTCATCTAAAGCAGCAAGATCCCCTTCTGAAAAGAAGGGGTTTTCTCGTAGCTCGCACTTAATTTGTTCAATAAGACTGTCGATTTCTGACAAAGCAAGTCTTCTTTTTTTTATTTAACGAAGACTTCAGCGAAATTTAATTACGCTTTAGTTTCTGTAGGTTTTTCCTGAACCATTAAACATTCAGTAGTCAACATCATAGAGGCAATCGATACTGCATTTTCTAGTGCTACTCTGGTAACTTTTACTGGGTCAATAATACCAGACTCAATAAAATTGCAGTATTCTCTGGCTTTTACATTATATTCTAACCCTCGGTTTTTCATTTCTGAAAGAACCGCATCTGGAGATTCACCAGCATTAGTTAAAATAACTCTAAATGGTGATAGACATGATTCTAATAAGATGGTACGACCAAGGCGGTGTTCAAAATTTTGTGTTTGGGCAATTGTTGGACCAAGCTTTTCTGAAATTTTACAAAGAGCAACTCCTCCACCCACAACAATACCTTCTTCGACTGCTGCTCTGGTTGCGCCAATCGCATCATCAATACGGTCAATTTTTTCACGCATTTCAATTTCAGAATGTGCGCCTACTTTAATAATAGCAACACCTCCATCTAATCTAGCAAGACGCTCTTTAAGAATTAGGGTTGCAGATTCGTTTGTACTATTTTCAATTTGAGCATTAATATCAGAAATACGCTCTTTAATTGATTCTGGTTCGCCTTCTCCACCAATAATTGTAGTAGATTCAGCTGTAACAATAACTTTAGTTGCAGAACCTAATACTTCAGATGCAACGGTTTCACTTAATGAATAACCTTCTCTTTCTGAAACGGTTTTTGCACCTGTTAAGATTGCAATATCATCTAAATTTTCTTTACGTAATTCGCCAAAGCCTGGAGCTCTAACCGCAGCCGCTTTAATAGTACCTCTTAGTTTATTAAGAACCATTGTATTTAGTGCATCGCCATCAACACTTTCAGAAATAACTAGGAGTGGGCGACCTTTTTGGTTTGAATATTCTAAGAATTGAACAATATCATTTAAAACTGAAACTTTGCCATCTACTAATAAGATTAGCGCATTTTCAAATTCAACTTGAGGTTTTTCATTAGAATTAATAAAATAGGGTGATAAGTAACCTGATTTAAACTGCATGCCTTCTACAATATCAACATAAGTTTCAGCAGATTTGCTTTGTTCAACGGTAATAATACCATCAAATCCAACTGCCTCCATACATTGTGTAATTAAGGCTCCCATTGATTCATCATTATTTGCAGAAATTGTAGCAACTTGGTGAATATGTGTAAGATCTTTAACTGGAATTGAAGATTCAGCTAGAGCAGAAACTATTTCAGTTAAAGCTGCATCCATTCCTCTTTTTAATTCAATTGGATTGGCTCCAGTTGCAACTGCTTTAAGTCCACGGTTAAAAATTTCTTGAGTTAATACTGTAGCAGTGGTTGTACCATCACCAGCTAATTGAGCAACTTTGTGTGCAACCTGTTTTACCATTTGCGCACCAACGTCAGCAATAGCATCTGATAATTCAACTTCTCTAGCAACAGAAACTCCATCTTTTGTAACAGCTAAACCGCCGTCTCTTGCAATAACAACATTACGACCACCGGGACCCATTGTTACTTTTACTGAATTTGCTAATGTATCAACACCAACTTTAAGTCGGTTTCTTGCATCAGCATCAAAAATTATAGTCTTTGACATGTATTTAAATATTTTTATAGCGTATTTCTTGTTATACTCTCTTCTTCAAACAAGTTTAGTCCAGATACCTTTAATATAATACGCCCGAGTGCAATAACATCTTCCATATTATATTGGGCAATTTCTTCGAGTCTACCTTGCCAAAAGGCAGCTGGAACCTCTTCGCCTCGCATAGCGCCCTTTGGTGAAGGGATCCCTAATACTCCACAAATAAGATCTAGTGAAGCGAAACCTTCTTGCCAAGCACCAAATGACCAAATATCCATTGTGTCTTGCATAGGAATTTCCCAAGGTTTCTTATTATGAAAATGTAATTCATCTGGAACAGATAATCCATTAATTAACATACGTTTACAAAGGTATGGAATATCAAATCTCTTAATATTATGACCGACTAAGATTCCTCCAGTTGAAAATATTTTAGAAATAGATTTTTGAGCCTTAATTAAAAGCTCTTCTTCGTTTTCTCCTGAAATAGCTGCTACTGTAAATGTAGGTTCGCCATCCTTATAAGTAATACGACCAAAACTAATACAGACTATTCTACCGAACTCTGCTTGAAGAGCAGCTTTCTGTGTAAAAAGATCTTCATCGCTTAGGGTTTTATTATCTGGATATTTTTGTGAAAGAGTATCACGAAGGTATTCAGCTCGCTTATGCCACTGATTTTGTAGTGCGGGGCTCAGGGAACCAGCATCTTGGGTAGTCGTTGAGGTCTCAATATCAAAAAAGACCATCTTAGAAATTTGTTGAGGTGTAAACATTGCCTAATAATTTAGAAACAATATACTAAAGAATCTTAAGTTTTGGTCAGATTGAGTCTCTAATTCTTTATTTTTAAAAAAATAAAGAGAATAGAGTCATTAATTATCAGTCTGATCTTCAGTCTGACACCCTCCCAAACCTTTCCCTTATTTTATAGCACTTTTGAAGAAGGTTTTAGAAACCTTTTATAATTTTTTCAGTAAAGTATTACAAATTACTTAATTATGCGTGACTATTATAGGATTCGACTTCTCGATTAACTTTCCAGCAGCTTGTATAAGTCATGACTTCAAGACTTTTAAGTGGGTTGCTGTCACCAATACTAAATTAAGTAAATCTTATCTTCACTTCTTAGAAGGAATCAATCTTGAATTTCCAGATATTCATATTGTTAACTTAGGCGAAAAGAACAACAAAGGCTTAAGTTATTCTGATACTGAAAGAAAGAAACTACAAAACCAACTTCTTTTAGTAAATACTTTAATTGATACTGTTTTAACTAAAGTTCAACAAAAACCGATTATTGTTGGAATTGAAGGTTTTGCATATGGAGCTAAAGGTAATTCGCTGGTAGATATTGTTCAAACTACTGGAATTCTTAAAAAGACTATTACTGATAGGCTATTAGACAATAATCTAGCTGGACTTTTTATCTTTTCACCATCTGAATTAAAAAATGCAATAGGAGCAAAAGGAAATGCTAATAAATTTGATGTATTTAATCAATTTATAGAAGATCCTAAAATTGAGGCTGCTAGAAATTCAGCCCTAGCTCAATGCTTAAATAAATATAGTACAGAACTGGTCACCTCTTCTGAAATTAAATCGCCCTTTCCAGACCTAGTCGATTCTTATTTAAGTGTATTAAAAATTTACCAGGCCCTAAACTAATGGCAAGAATTAAAGATCCAAAGTACTATATTAATAATAGAGACTTTACTAATGAAATTATCCGCTGTAAACACGGACACCTAAATGAAGAAACCGGCTATCAGCATACAGCTGGCGAGCTTTCCCCTAAAGCAATTGATTATTTTATCTTATTAGCTAACCGCGCTATTCAAAAGTTAAAATTCCAAAATCCATTGGATAGAGAAGACTGTATTCAATCAGCTTTGCTTGACCTTTTAAGATATTGGCGAAACTTTAATGAAGAAAAATCTAATAATGCATTTGCCTACTTTACCCAGATCGCCAAGAATGGATATGCTAAGGAATATAAAAAGATCTATAAGCATATTGGTAAAGGCGAAAAGATTGTTACTATTTCCCTGAGCCACTCTGGCGAGAGCGAAATCTACACGATCTAACTTGCCATTTCCTGGCTAATAAATAACAAAAAGCCAAGTTGATGCAACTTTCAAACCTCATATTTTTTGATAAGTTTGGTGAAAACTATAACTTTCAGACTACTAAGTTTAATTCTGAGACCCAGTCTACAGACTCTATTACTTGGTGGTATGGCCGAGAGTATATTGATCCAATTTCGATTGGTCTTTACGACAGCCGTCAAATTTTTGCAGTAGAAAAGGATTCAACTGACTATAAATTTCCAATTTTATCCCAAAACGAAAGAATCGTATTTAAATGGGAATCAATTGACATAGATGGAGATCAACCATTTTTTCTATATGTAGTTAAACAAGATATTACCGGAAATAGTGATGTCGATTCTCCATATATTGAAAAGGTAAATCAAGTAATCCTTAACCATTCAAATTTTTCAAATGGATCAAGCGCACCTCTTGATATTAGATTACCTCTACAAGTAAATATAGCTTTTTCTCCATCCGAAGAAAAGATCTATCAACGTAAACTTTATGCATATCACGAAACCTTATCCAATGGTACAGTTTCAAGTTCAGTTAAGATTTTAGAAATTGACTATTATGGAGAAGGTACAGACGAAGACTCCAGATATAGAATGTGGCTTAATAACTTTGGAATAACTTTCCATAGAGATGACGCTCAACTATTAAAAGATTATGATATTAAAGAGGCTTTACCAGATTGGAAACAAATTGATGCAGCTAGAAAACAATTACTAGTAAATCGCGATCAGGTATTTCCATATGTTGGAACATACAAAGGCTTAAGTAATTTTATAAATTTATTTGGATATAAAGATACGTTAGAGGTTAAAGAATTTTGGCAAAATGTCAATAGTACCTCTGCTGCACTGGACCAATTTGCTCTAGTTAATATTACAGATTTCTTAGACGACGGCAAGGTTGATAATATGGTTTATGTTTCAACCGGAGGCTCAGTATTAGAGTCAGCTCAATTCAAAAAGACCTCTTTTATTGCACTATGCTATCAATTTACTAAAGCTACTGATAATTATGATGATGACGGTTTACCTGAAGTAGTTGAAACTACTGATTTTACCCCAGCTGAAATATTTTACAAATTAGATGGTCTTGCTAAGAAATTAAAAAGAGAAATTTTACCAATACATGTAATTGTTAGAGATATTATTGGAGAATTTATTTTCTTTGAGAAATTTAATATTAGATATTGGACAGATGACGTTCAAACCAGAAGCGTTGATGTTAATACTAAAATTAAAGCATCAGTAGATTTTCCAAAATCAACAATCGCTGTTCCATATATTAGAGATATTCGCCCACTATTTTATTCAACTGAGGCTGAAACTAATAACCCAACTAAAATTTTAACAGGCTTTCCAAAATACTCATTTAATACAGGTAAAAACAAAGATGGAGTATTTTCTGCAATTGCTAATCCATATGAAAATCAACAAAAGTATTCAGCAACTCAGCAAAAAGCTCTAATTAACGCAGTTGAAGTTTTCTATAACCAGGTTCAAGAAGAAGAGTGGAAAAAACATGGAAGCTCTTATTATTGGTCAAATGGTGAAGTAAACGTAAAAGAACAACTCGGTTGTCCAATTATATTAACTGCAAATTTACCTAAATATAGAATAATGGATTATGATGGAATTACGTTCGCTGACCTTGAAACAGAAGGTGCTAGAGTTCGCGATATCATAACCTTCTTAAATTTAGTTGACGCGGAGTGGATAATTACTAAGAATGCACCAAATCCATATAAGTGGAGTTATCGTGGATCAATCTATGATTTTAATCAAATTGTTCACTTTTTACCATATGTTGGAGACTATTTAGTAGAATTAAGAGTTTACGATCAATTTGCTGGAATTTCAGTAGACTTTACTAAATTTACAGTAAACTCAACTATTGCAACTACTGTCGGTTTTGCTAGAACTTCAGATAAATTCTCATATCAATTTAAAGACTTAACTAACGTTACAGTTGGCGATATGGGAGGAAGTTATATGTTTAATCCAAATGTTACTATTGCATCATTTACCCAAAAAATAGGATCAATCGATTTAGAAAAAGAATTATTTGATTGGGCTTATTATGCAAATAATTTTAGTAATAACACTGCCCCAACTCAAGCCAAAATTAAAGATCAATTAAATGGAGTTTATAAAACCCTAGGCGATTCAACTCTAAATTCTGATTATTCTTATGCTTGGGGTCTTGGCGAAAATTCGCTAAAACCAAGAATGAGCGATTTAGCCGATGCAAAAATAGGGGATCTTTTTCATACTAAATTCTATCAATTATCGTATCAATCGGATTTTCTACAAGGATTTTCAATAGGTGCACCAACTGCAGGATATAAGATTCGTATGGGATTACACGATCCATATACAGTTCCTTCATATTCAAATATTACAGATTTGGTATCACAATTAAATAACTCAACACATAGTGCAATCTCTAAATTTAGATATAAAGTTGTCGGAACAAATGTATACGCAACAGCTAAAGAGAGTTCAAATACAAATAACTTTACTGTAAAAGTAACTCAACAATAATATGGCAGCATTTGCATTTTGTTATCAATTAACCATACCAGATTCAACCGAAACTTTAGGCAAAACCTTATTGTATACACCATATGATGGTACACCAACATATGTTCCATTTGATGAGCTAGGGATATTTTTATCTACATATGGTTCAGGTGAAACTACTTATCACTTTTGTTCAAGAAACTATCCGACTCTACAGGTATTTGGTCAACAATCTGATTTCGGTTCTTATAATATTACTGTTATGGGTGGAGATACTCCATGTACTAACAATTTAGATTGTTATGAAGGTGGAGGCGGTGGAGGCGGTAACCTTCTTTCGTATTGTTATCAAATTGCAATCGATCAATCGATAGTTAATGAAAACTCAATACAATTTTCATATACGCCATATGGATCACAAAGCGCATCGACTGTACAGGCCAGAAACTGGAGTTCAACTGTAACCGATGGAACAACTAAAACTCTTTACGTTTGCTCTAGCTCAGAACCAGTCATATTCATAGACTATGATCCAATCTTGGATCCATACAATTATGGGGTTACCGTGACCGGGGGTATCACCGAATGTATATCAGATACTGAGTGTATGCCTCAAGTAACACCAGTTAACTGTACTCTAAGTAGTTGGGGTTATGGTGAAACTCAAGAAACTTGGACAGCTGGCGAATGGAGTCCATGTACATTAACTAATGGCTCATATCAAAGATTTCAAACCAGATATGTAATAACTCCAGCTTCTGGTGGAGGTACTTGTACTGGTGCAACTATTCAATATGAAGCATGTACACCTCAGCAAAGTGGAACTGTTGCAACTTTAACTACACCAACCTTTAGCGGAACTACTGCAAACTCAGTAACTGCAACCACAACCATTAGCAATAATGGAGGAAGCGAAGTAACCTCAGTTACATTTAGAATTTTTAGAAATGGTAACTTAGTAAATTCTGCAATACTTAGTGATTTTAGATTTGGTATTTTTACTCAATTTACAGGATTACTTGAAAATACTCAATATACAGTACAGGCATTTGCTATAAATTCAACCGGCACAGGTCAATCTCAAGTAGGAACTTTTACTACATCTGCTTCAGGTGGAATTAGTACTCCAACTACAAGCTCATTAACTCAAACTGGTGTAACTTTAACATCAACTTTTACTAATTCAGCCGGAGATCAATTTGTTAGATATGGATTAATTTATAAAATTGGAAATTCTGATAATTTATTAGTTAATGGTCAAGGAGTTATTAGGGTTGAATCTGGTAACCTTGATCCTACACAGAGCCCAGTTCAATTAGTAAGCAGCTTAACTGGCCTTATTGCAAATACACAATACTATGCAAAAGCATACGTACAAAATAGTGATGGTGCAACTTATTTGTATTCATCTGCAATTAATTTTACAACATCTAGCATTCCACAGGGCCAACCTTCTGCTCAACTTGCCATTTCTTCAATTGCCTTACAAGGTAGCATTGGAACAGATGCAGATTATGCATTTATTACAAATTCAGCTGCTAACTTAAGCAGATCCTATATTTCAGTAATTGAACCGATTCCAAATGATCCAATGCCAGGAGCATACCAAATTACAGCAACTCTACAAGAGGCTGACTTAAATAGCTTAACTTGGATTCTACAAACGCGAGTTAGTCCAAGTGATTCTAATTGGCAACAGTTGGATCAGGTAACACGATCGACTGATCTTAATACGCTAACTCCACCTCCAATGTGGACATACTATACATATTCTGAAGACCGTACTCAAGTTAAATTTAGACCTGGCGCTCCAGGATATTATCGATTTATGTTTAAGGGATCCTTTTCAAATGGAACTCAATTTACCGTATACAAGGAGCTTATCGTAGGTAGACCAACTGAAGATATTGATTTAGCATATTCGACCCTAAGACAGGGTTCCTCTAGTAATATTCAAGTTACAGCAAGTCCAGTCTATCCAGAATGGATTCCTGAATTTCCAGAGGATGGACTATATGGAATAACTGTAACTCAAACTGGCTCAACTATTGTGCCAAGCTTAAATATTATTAATTCAACTAGATCATTTGTTGCTCTATGGGGAGCTAATAGTAATAATGAAAGAATTTCACCAACCTTAACAGTTGGATATTCTTCTCCATTTAAAGATGCGTTAATGTCTAATAGTTTTTCAAAACAATTTCCAATTACCGTATTAGCGCCATTTCCAGCAATCTCTTTTAGCAATCCAGCAATATTTAATTCACCTGTTACAAGTGGAGGAAATGTTACTATAAGTGTAGCAACTCAATACGCAAAATCATATGAGATTACCTCTACCCTTGGTAATGGAACTGCTAATAATCCAGTAACATATACAAATATTCAAGCTGGAACCTATACTATTACTGCAAGAGCAGTTAATGATAATTCCCCTAATGAACAGGAGACTGTAATAACTGGAACATTAACTGTTGAGGCGGCCGCTCCAATTATATCGCAGTTACCTCAACAAAAAGTTGGAAGAAACCTATTTGTTGATACTAATACCTTACCTTATGTTAATTTAAATGGATCATCATTTAGTGGTTTAATAATTACAACACAGCCTAGTCAAGGAACCTTATCTGTAAATGGTTATAGAATTAGATATATTCCAAATCAAGATTATACAGGAACTGACTTATTTGCATTTAGCGTAAAAAGTACAACTAATACTCTTTCTAATATTGTAAATGTATCACTATTAGTAGCTGCCCCAAGTTTTAATGTTGGTGTAGCAAATGAACAAATTGTATTTAATTCAACTGAAGTTGGAGCAACCAGAAATTTAACCGTACCTATTACAAATAGTGGAACGGATTCTAAGCTAGAAATACATTCATTGAGTTTAGACCAAGATTTTGATGACTTTAAATTACTTATAACCTCTGGTCAAACTGAAACAGTTGTCGCATCAATTGAAAATATTGATATTGAGCCAGGTCAAACTTATAATGTAAAGATACAAGTTCAACCCAGTGGAATTGGCGTAAGAACCGCCCGTTTAAAAATTGATCATAACTAATGCCAATAACTTATATTAATCTATCGGCAATCGGCGTACCTAGCTCAACTGTAACCTTTAGCTCAAATAACAAATATTCTTATTATGAGCCAGTTGATACATATTCAAAAGAGCAAATGTCAAACCTAGAACAGCTTAAATTATATGGAGTTATTCCAGATTTTGAAGTTGAAAATCTTATGACGTATGCTCCGCTAAATGATCAAATCTATGGTCGAATCTTTATTGAAAACGGCGTAGAGGTTAACCGAAAGGTTTGGGAACCAGAATACTGGAAAAATCGAGGATTTATTTCATATAAAGATGGAAAACAGGTAGGATTTATTCCTTCATTTTTTACTAGAAACTCATTAGACATTTCTGAATTAAAAATCTCAACCGATCGATTAACTGTTCCAAAACACCTTCCTGTTTTTATTTCTGCAAGAGAAGTTATGGGAAAAGACAAGGTTTTATGGAAACTAGTAAATGTTACAGCAGGTTCTGCTCCTATTACAATGGCTGAAGTTGAAGCAGGTTGGACCTTTATTTGGAGATTTGATCAAGATGGCGAATACGAAATATCAGGAACGGTAATTGATCTTTGGGGCAATGAACACCCTTTACCAGAAAGAAGATTTGTAAAGGTTCTCTCAAAAGATGCCTATATCGATTATATTGAAAATAGTCTAAATTCTAGAGAGATTAGGTCGAATCTTGCAAAAAATTCACTAAAGGCCGACTCCCAAATCATTGATATTAACTTTGAGGACTATGAAATACTATCTGACGGTACTATTGTTAATAGGCTAGACGGTTCCACTATTGATTTAAGTGGACAGTAAGCCAATTTCTATTTTTTGAGTACAAGAGGCTAGTTAGACATTATTTGCGAGTCCATACTTTGCTAATAAATAACAAAAAATAGAAAAAACAAATGGCTTTTGTTGCACTATCGCTATCAACACAAGAAATTCTAGAAACTACGTATGTATCAGATATGCGTATTATCTCTAATAGTAATACCGGATTACTTAAGAGCAAACTAGAAGATCTAATTAACAATTTAAAAATTGATCTTTCTGATAAAAAGATCGGGGTTGACCCAGACACAACCTTAACTCCATTAACTGAGTTAAAAACTAGAGTATTAACTATCCAAAACGGACAGTTATATTTCAAAAATTCAAACGGCACAGCAGACTTAATTAAGTTTGAGACAGAAACTGTTAATAGTGCAACTGTAGGTAAAATCACAACCGGTACCCTTGTTGTTAATTCCTCAATCACTGCAGCTGGATTAACTGTTTCGGGAGTATCTACTTTTACTGGAGCAATTACAACAAATGGTCAAGCTAACTTAGCTGGATCTGTTAATATTACAGGAAGTTTCTCTAACAGCCGCGAAGATGTTACAAAAACCTTAGTAGCAGTATCTGGCGCAAACCGTGCAAAAGCCGAAGTAACTCTAACTGCAACTAGTAAATCTTTAATTATCTTAACATTAGACGCAAGTTCATTCTATAGTGGATCTGCTTTTCAAAGTACAATCACAGATGGTATTGATATCGTTTTAATAAATGACACCAACTCTCCGGTAAGAAGTGGTCAGGAATTTACAATTATGGTACGTGCAATCACTTATACAACTGGTGGAACTACTACCTATGTAAGTGGAACATACGAAACATTTGCCGCAACAAACTCAGCTACTCATAAAATTAGAATAATTGGTAGCAACTTTGCAGTAATGGATCAAGATGCAGTTGGATTAGATTCAACTCATACAACTCTAGCTTCACAATGGGCAGTTGGTTTAAGCACAAACTTGTTTAACTCTTCAGTAACCCTAATGAATGTTGGTACAGTTAAAAACAGTGCAAACCTTCCTGCAAGCTGGAGTACAAACCAAGCACGTCTTGTTGTAACTCGTGGATCAAACGAAATTTACAACATCTAAAAATAAAACCCAGAGCGCAAAATGGCAGTTGCTCCTATTATAAAACCTATAACAACTAGAAAGGGTATATTTTACACCTTTCAAAGTTCATTAGAGGACTTAACCTTATCATTTAATAACAGTGGTAATCAATTTAAGTTTTCTAATTTTGTGCTTTTAAATTTACCTAATGTTGGAACTCCAGATGGAACTCCTTCAGACAATAAGCTATTTTTTAAGGCTCAAGGTGAAACTCTAATGACTGATCCGGGTCTTTATAACCAGAGTAATCAGAATTATAATTTAGCACAGAGTTTTCAAAACTATGCTCTAAATTTAGAGGCTCTTTTATTATCTCAGGATTCTTATAATAGAGAACTTCCACTTAACGTTTCCGAAAGAGTTTTTTGGAAATGGTTAAAAGAATCTGGAGCAATTCGTTGGAGAGGTGCAAATTCTCTTGAAACTTCAGCTACTGGAAAATTTACAGAAGAAGATGAAGCAGTTGGTTCTTCATATACTAAGGTAGTTCAATACATTGGAGAAATCGATATTGTTAACTCATACAAAGGTAACGAAAATTCATATAGCGAATTATATTTACATGTACCTAACAATGTGGGTTCAACTCCATATATTTTATTCAATTCAGTTGAAGACTCTAACTATAAGCCTAATATGACTATTACACATAGTCCAGAATTACCAGAAGATAGAGAAACTATTGTAGGAAGACACTATACTGATTCACATCCTCAGGGATTAAGTCTAAATGCATTTTATGATTTGGATGATTCAACTGTTACTTTAGAACAAGCTGCGTACGCCGGGTCAACCTATACTGCACAAAATTGGTTTCAAGGAACCCTTAATAATTCTTATTATACAGATGGTACATATGATTCAGGTTCAGCTACATGGAAATACAATACTGCCATAAATAAGAAAATCAGAAAAAGCAAAACTACTGGTGGTGTAACAACAACGATCAGCTATACTAGATCAACTTTAGATGGAGTATGTTTAGATTTTACAATTCCAGATTATTTAGTTGCAGTTCAAAATGCAAAAACTAATTTTTCTAGTCTTAATGATATTAATGTTCAAAATAAAAACTTTGACTTTAACACAGTTTTAGTTTATTATGATGTAATTGATCCTGTAACAAAAGTACTAAAAGCCAAAAACCTATATGGAGTCTTATTTTTAAATAAGATTCAAGCAAATGGCCTAGAGTTTGAAATTCCAAGATTAACTAAATACAAGCCAGATCCATTAAGTAAAATTAATGGAAACTCATATGCATTTAAATTAAATGTTAAGTTTGATACTTCAATAGAAGATGTTGCAGTTGAGCCAGTTAAAAATATTAACGCAAACGCTGGATTTAGTTTAGACCTATTTACAGATCTAATGAATAGATTCCAAACTATTGCAATTAATCAAGAGGCTAAACTTACACAATTTTCTCAACTACAAACAGATTGGGAAAAAGTTAAAGCTAGTTTATTAACTACTAGCAAAACTTCAGATCTTGAAACAAGGCTATCTAGTTTAGAAAAAGCAATTCTTGCAAATAGCGCTCTATTTCTAAATACTAAAAACGTTGTTGAAAAAATTACAAATGTTGAAGGTCAACTTACAAACTTTGTTGCTGGAAAAACTTCGCTTGAGGTTGCATATAATACTGATGTTGTAAAAAGTGGAACTGGTATTGGAGTTAGCAGATCTGTTAGTAATCAAGTTATTATTAATAATGAAGCGCCAGACTATAATTTTGAAATAACTCCAGTATTTGATATTTCAGCAACATCACCAATAATCCAGTTAGTACCTTTCAATAATTACTATAGACATGAAAAAGCAGGTAATTCATATACTTTAACTGGAAACATTGTACTTAAAGTTAATGATACTTTAACTCAATGGAAAAAAGGTCAAGTTTTAAGATTGGTATTTGCTGATCCAATTATATTGAACGGTTATAGTATTACTTTATCAACTGACGCATTAGCAAGATCTACAAACTTAGATTTTTCTAGTGTTACTCAAGCATATAATACACGAATTGGAATTTTGACAGATTACGGCTGGTCCAGCGATAATCGTCCTATTTTTGAAATAATTTGTGTAGACTCACTAAACTTGGACTTTAAAATAGATAGAATACGATAATGGCTGAAGGAACTAATTCTTTATCAGAAATCTTAAATTCGCTTGGTGTACAAACCGCCAATGCGCAGGAGCTTGTTGCAAAAATGAATCAGGCTCTAACTACCAATTCTAGCCAAGTTGAAGTTACTCAAATTAACGTAGACGATCCAACTTCAAGTACAACTATTCCAATTCCATCAATTGGCTATATGAATGGTCGAATTGAAGAAATTGATACTAAATTTAAGACTCTCCTTAATGCAAATGGTAATACAATTGGAGTTAAGGATGATCAAGGTAATGTTAAAAGATTTGAGCTTAATGATATAACTCAAACTATTTCAGATCTTGAAAAAATTGGAGATGCTAACTTAGGTTTACCAACTAGATTTAAAACAAAAAATAACTGGTTCTTTGAAAGCTTTTTAAGTCCATTATTATATGTTCCAATTGATGTAACAAATTATATGTCAGACGATATTTCTAAATTTGAAGTACGTCGAGTAATAGTTAATGTTGGAGAAGATACAGATCTAATTACCTATTTTAACAATACATATAAAGGAAAGAACACAATTAACTATACTACATTATTAACTGATCTAGTAAATAATGGAATTTCTTATTTTGAAGATACAAACATTGTTGATTTACCTGGTGCAATTAATCGATATAGAGGAACATTTAAAGTTCAATCTATTTCTGAAATAACTGTTCCTGAAACAATTAATGGAGAAATCTTAAGTTATAGTAAGATAAAATATGTTCTAGACAAATTAGAATACACAGATGTGACTGGCTCAACTCCAGCTGCACAGCGTCGTGAATTATCAGTTGGCGCTCGATTAATTACTGAAGAAAATTCTGAATATTTAGTAGAATCAGTAGATACTAAAGATAAATCTGTTATCTTAAAAAGAGTTTTTGGTTCAGATGGTATTACGCTATTTGAAAATTTAAGAATAAAGCCTGAAGTATATCGTGCCCCAAGTCTTGCTGTAAATATTGGTTATAATGAAAGAGAAGTAATCTTTATTAAACCAATTAGTTCAAAAATGGACTTAACTGTAGATTTTATTTCAAATGGATTTGGGATTTATACAAATGAATTACAGATTACTCTACAAAGCGGCCAAAATTTAACATTAAACGAATACTATAATAATTTTGTTGCAGACTTTGGTTTGTTATTTTTATCCTTTGCTAAGGAAAAGAAACTACCTAATTCATTAGGATTTCAGCCAAATTCTCCAACTTTAACTGCATCAAACTTTAAAGTTTTACAAATTGATTCACATGTAACTAATACTGATTCTGCATCAACTGTAAAAAATCTGGTTTCTCAAAAAGAATCAATTAATTCTAATTTAAGAGAATTGGATAAATCTATAGATACTCTTAAAAAGACAATTAATTCATCAGGAAATCAAAATGATGCAATCCGTTTAAAGGCTCAATCTGATTTAAATAATAAAACATCAGCTAGGGCGCAGGCATTTTCACAATTATCAACGGTAGTTAAAGAACTATCCCTAAATGTAAAAACTTCTCCAGAATTTAGTGTTTCTCCTAAATACAGAGTTAGAGGTTTTTGGGAAATTCCATCTGACATTGATTCACCATATGGTTTACAAAAAGTTGTTCAATTTAAAATTGCATATCGTTATTTAAGTTCAAATAAAGATGCGGCAGCGGCAGACCCAATTACATTTACTGATGCAACTGGAACCCAACGTACTGGATATTTTTCTCCATGGACGGAAGTTTTAACTAAGTCTAAACAAAAAATTTATAATTCAACGACTGGATTATATGAATGGACTGAAGAAAATGTTGCTGACCCAAACTCTGTTAATATTAATCAATTAGATATTGCAATTAGAAAAGGCGAATCAGTTGAAATCAAAATAAAGTCTTTATCTGAAGCAGGGTTTCCAGATAACCCAGTTGAATCAGACTGGTCAGATTCTATTACAATAGATTTTCCAGCAAATATTCAATCTTCTGAAGAAAATACTTTAATCGCTCAACAAGCAATGGCTGATGAAAGTAGAATTGCTTTACAAGAAGAATTAAATGCTAGAGGATTAGATCTTCACTTATCAACAGCTTTTACAAGTAAAGATAAGTATTATTCTCATACAACAGATGCTATTGCATCGGGATTCTTTTTGTCTGATGGTACTGCAATTTCTCTATATGATAAATTAAAAGAAATCGCAGATTCTCTTTCTGCAATTCAATCTTCTCTTTCTACTGCAACTGCTGAACTTATTGTTAGCATTGTTACACCAGAAGGAAGTGAGGTTCAAGTTACAAATGGAACTACTGTTGATCTATTTGCAGGATATTATGTAGATTCTGCTAAATTAACGGATGGTTCTTTAGATAAAGGAAAAATTGTATCTAAAGAATACCAAGTTAAAATTAGAAATGCGTCGCAAACTCCACTAGAGCTATTATCAACTCTAGGCGGTGGAATTGGAGTAGCCGCGCCAACTTCTTTTCCAGGAGCTAACACCGATACTCAATACAATACTTACTTAAGATACGATAAAGTTCCATTAAATGTAAATGGAGTTTCTAGCGCATCATTTAACGCATTTACACAAAGGACCGGTTATCAATCATCACAAGTAAAGAGTCAATTTATTTACTCTAGATACTATACAGCAGACAATGGTAAACGACTTTACTATGGAGACTTATTGGATCCAACTTCGCCAACGTCTAGTATAAATGCATCTTCATACTTTACAAATCAAAATTATGCATTTAGTCAATCTACCAATGCTGTTTCCGGAAAGCCTAATTATATGGGAGGTCATTATTTACCATCTATTCCATCTGGTGGAAGCGCAGTTGATGTATGGAGCGGAACTGTAAGTAGTGGAACTGCTGCCGGTAATGGTACACTTACTGAATTTTGTATTCATAAAGAGCACCCATACTTAAAGAATTTAGGAACGGTTTCTCAATTTGATGTGGACCTTTTACTAGGATTAAGCACAAACCCAGTTTATGAATTTTCTAATAGTACATTAACCGATACTTTACAAAAGTACTTACCTTTTTCACAAGCTGTACACTTTAATACTAGTGCAGAAGCTGTTAACAATGAATTTGGAGTTCCATACTATGCACAAGCTGAGCGTGTTACACCAGAATCGCCATATGCATATAGTGGTCAATTATATGCAGCATTAAATACCTTCCCAATCAAAATTGGATTTGGTACAGGTGACGATTATTTAATTGGTAAAAAAACTTGTGGATCCTACTTGTTTGTAATGCCACAATCGTATGCGGCAATTTCAGTAGATGGTTCCAATGCAAGAACATCAAAACGTACCGTATCAGCTGGATCAGCTGCTTCAATAACTGTACCAGTTGTTTTCCAATTTAGAACAACCGATAAAATTGGAGAAATTGGTGGTTGGTCAACTGGTCAAAAATTAACAAACATTACATATACTAAAATTATTGGTCTTGATATTTACACTAAGAGTGGATTATTTGAGTTCGATATTAAAGTTAGTGGTAAGCATGATCGCGATACAATTATTACTTCTCCAACCGTATTTACACCAGTATCTGCTGGCGGAGGCGGTGGAGGTGGAGTTTACATATCAGACTTAACTGATATTCTTAAAAACTCAGCTTTTAATTTATCCATGAATTCTTCCTTAACTAATTTTATGTAATATAAAAATTAAGTAGAAACACGTGGCAATATCTTATAAAAAGATTACACCGTTTGATACGTCATTCGGGCTAGTTAGAACAAATCCTAAACTTACTGGAAATGTCAAGTTAGTAGTTGACTCTAGTCAGAATTTATATTTTGAATCAATTGAAGCTAATGCGGAATTAGCCAAAGATAAGTATAAAGCTTATCCAATTGATCCAACTTCTCAGCACGATTCAAACCTATATCGTTTTTTCAGTAATGGAAATACGCCAGAGTCTATTGTATTTTCTGTAAAAACTAATGTTGCCTTAGATTCAACTTCATCAAACTTTGCAGACCAATACGATTTTTCTGAATATTTTTCTGGAGCAAGATACTGTATATCAAAAAACTATTCTGAAAAGTTTAAATATTTTGCGCCAATCTACTTAAATAAGGAGCTTCCGGAAAAATTTGTAATTTTTAAAATTCCTGGTGCAAGTCATAAAGCGATTTCAGAAACAAGAGCAGACTATCCATATAATAAACCAGAGCACCTTAAGTCTATTTTAGAAAATGCACAAGTTGTTAAGACTTTTGATTTAGGAGTAGACTCTCACATTGGAAAGTATATTAAAAAGATGCAAAGCAATCCGCTTTTTCCATCAAATACCTTAAATTTTCCATTTAACCGAGGCCTACTTTCATCATATTCTGGAATAGCGTATAAAGCTGGCTGCTATACTGAGAAATTTGAAAACCTACAAGATATTATAATTGGCGGTAAGACTATCACAGATTTTGAAGAATATGTAACATTAGGTTATGAACGTAATGCAGTAATCTATCCATATATTTTAAACTTAGAATTCTTATTTGATGATTCATCAGATGATTTTGAATTTAATAGATATTTTGGAATCTATTGTAATACTGTAGATATTGCTAACTTAGACTTTGATTTAAGCGATCATGCTGCATTAAAATTGAATACTCCAATTATAACTGATCCAAACGCGTATGAATATGCTCAACTTTCATTTACTCAAACCAATTCAACTGGATTAGATTTAAAATTCCATACTATACCATCTTCAGTTTCGGCAGCCTTAACTGAATTAGATGGAGCAGGTATACTTACGCTAGAAGATAAAAATGGAGATCTTCATAAAATTAATAGTGTAGATACTAATAGTTCAAAGCTAAATGTTTCAACCAAATCTTTAGACTTATCTCTTTTACATGGTCCAACTGAAATATTCTTAGAAGACTCTGCCGATTATACAAAAGGCGGTATTCAGTCTTTTATTGAAATTAAACTTGATGCTATACCAAACCATTTAGATCAAATTAGAATTTATTATCCAAATGGTAAAGCAACTAATCAAAATTCAAAAAGATATGAGACTGTAACTGCAGTCTCAAACTTTTCATATGATGGGTCTCCAGTATTAGGTGCACTTGCTCTATACAATGAGTATGGGCCAGATCAATTTTTCTATAGTGTTGACTATGTTCAACAGGAGTCACTTAGCACCAATCTTGAAAAAATGGCTGAATCTTTAACTGAGGCAATTAATGCTATTCAAAATAGTGGATTTAAGGCATACTCTTATCAAAATCGAATTTTTATTGTAGTCAATACTCCAGGAAACGTTTCTCTAGAGTATGCTGTTCAATATATTCCAGCGATCGATGAAGTTAAAATAACTATATCAGACGAGCCAGTTTTTAGAAAAACTGCTGCTCAACTATTAGGGACTGGTACAAGCACTCAAATTGACTTAACCTATCGTGATTATATTGTATATGGTGAAGCAACACCAATTATTAATCAAACAAACTATTCATTTGGCGCTCTAATCGCAGACGCTGGTACCAAAACCTTAACCTTTGGTTCAGGAAATCTAGACCAAACTATTGTTATTGGCTGTCATGTTGTAAATTTTGAACCAGGCTCAGCATTAGCATCTCACATATCAGTAGATAGTCAATATTTTGATAAATTACATCCAAATAAAGAGGATCTTTTAATTCAAGCAACATCAGGATGGGTTGAAATCGAAAATATTGTTAGTAGTATAGATTATATTAATGCAGGCTCATTTGAAACTGAATCTGAAAAAATATTTGCTATTAATTATTACGATAATAATATAAACATCTTAACTGAGCAAGGAACAGAAGCTCTTTTAAAATTTGGATTAGTTCAATTTAAAAAGAAATTTAAACCAGCGGTAAGCGCTTTATCAATTATTCCAATTAAGGATTTTGATTTTGATCATGCAGATAGCCAATATTCGTCAGTTCAACTTAGTGATGTTTGGAAGTCTGCATTTATTCCAGAAGGAATTAATATGATTAATTTAGAAAAGTCTGCATATAGAGTTTTAAATGGTAGTATTAAAATTGGATCCACCATATACAATGATGGAGACTTAATTGAAAAAACATTAACTCCAACTGTTGTTAGTTTTTCAACCCTTACTGGAGACCCATTTGTAATTCCTGCGATATCAGTAAATTCGCCAACCTATGATGTTGAACTTTCTGAAACTAATCCAGATATTTTAGATTTTAAAGGATTTTTTACAATAACTTCAGACTATGCAGAAATTTCTCCATCTAAAACTAACTCATACATATATAGAGATAGATTTACAAGTGGAAAAGTTTCTTCGGAATATGATTCTAATTATGAAAGATATTTAATTGAGAATGCTGGAAAGAATCGTCTTGTTAAATATATTTGTAAATGGGGAGCAGACGGCTCGCTTGATGCTAGATCTAATCCATATCGACTAAATTCAGATACTGTATTTGGTGTAAATAATTTTTCACCTGAACCAAATAAAGTTGAACCTGATTCTAGTTCAATGACTCATGAGTGGTTCTATATTGAATCATTATACGATTACATATACGATCCAACCGCAGCTGCTCAAAATAAACTATATTTTGATACTCCATTTGATCCGCAATTAGCAGTAACTCAGGAAGGATATTTTGAAGACTATTTTATTTTTACACCAAGCTATATAAAAAATGGCGTGTTAACTCCTTGTGCAAGAACACAGTATAGATTTTCTCAAATTAAAAAGGATAATTTAACAGGTCTTGCTAAAACCATATTTAAAGGAATTAAATTTGTATTCAAAGAGGTTGTCCCAGATACAACGGAAACTGAATTATCTGGAGCTCTTAAATACGTTAGAGAATCAAACAGATTCAACAACTATAGATTTACTTCAATTTTAAAGGTAATTGAGGAAACTCCGTATTCTGGTCAAAATCCAATTCAATTTAAATTTATTGAATCTAAAGACTTTAAATTTATTACATTGGTGATTGAATTAAGAGTTGGCCATAAATCTACTCTATTAACAAGTTCAGCTAAGAAACTTTTAGTTACAAAAACTGGAGACTTAGCGGCTGACGAACAACACGTATTTAATAGTTTATCAACATCGTTTTCTGACTATAAACTTAACATAAACCAGGTAACAACCCAATCTGGACTAAAACCTATTTCGGATATTACACTAGCATTCATGTATTATGCAAAAAATAAAAAATATAATACATTAGATAACAGTTATAGTAGTATAAACTTAGTAAATAGCTTAGATCTTTCCGTTCAAGCTGGATATAGTGAAAATGGTTTGCCATTTCTTATTTCATTAGATAAAGGCACAGATATTCAAATTACTGATGAAATAAACAGAGTTAGTTCAAATAGCATGCTATCCTTTAAAGATTCAAATTCAATTAAGGTAGTAAGCAAAGCATATTCTGAAAAGTTTACAATAGAATTTCCAATTAGCGCAACTGGGTTAACTCCTAGTGGATATGGTCAAAGTTTAACAACCGTAACTTTACCAGGTGGAACTAGCCAAGGTATCACATCAACTGAACTAAATTCATATGAATCAAGTGGATTGAGCCTATATAGTTTTGTTAAAAACCGAATAGTTACCTCAAATAGTATTAAAGAATCTCTAGTTAATCAAACTCTGATTATTGGAAGTACAATAACCCCTACTCCACTTACAGCTAGCGTTGAAGGAGGCTCTTCGACTATTGTTTTAAGCGCAATTCCAGCAACGCCTCTCCTAATTGGAGCAGAAGTTGATATTACTGGATGGTCGCAATTTGCTACTAAATTAGTTGGAATTAATGGTACAACCTTGACTTTATCTAAACCTATTAAATCTAATATTAACGTTCAAGAACAGGGTGCGGATATTACAAGTGGCAGCCCTAACATATATTTAGCAGGTGGAACAAATTACGATGTTGAAAATTTTGGAAATGAACCAATTAACCAAACTAGCATAGCAGTCGATTCCTTTGCATCTGGCGTATCGGAAATTTCATTAAGCTCAGCCAATGATAATGTTATAGTTGGCTGCACAGTTTCTGGAATAGGTATTGCTGCTGGAACTACAATAACCTCTAAAGTAGGTAATGTGCTATACCTATCTGCAAATACTACAGCAGCAAGCAGCGGAACATATTCATTTACTAGAACTTGGCCAAACTATTCATCAACTAATAAAGTATATGTAACTGGAACTGGAATTCCTGCAAATACTTATGTTATTAGAATAGACAATACTACGCTTGATGCAAATAGCCAAGTAAAACCAAAGGTTATTCTTTCAGCAAATGCTACGGCAACTGGTACTGGCGTTACTGTTAAATTTTTCCAAAAAAATGCAGCAGCCGATATAAGCTTTTACCAATCCGATATTAGTCACGCAATAGCCACACAAAATAGAGTATCTGCTGTTGGTAGCTCTCTAATAAATGTTATAGATGTTTTAGAATTAAAAAATACTTCAACTGGTTCAACTGGATATACTTATCCAAACGCACAGTTACTTTCTTCTGAAACTAATTCAACCTTTGGCATCTTATCTTATCCTGGAGATACTAATCTTCGTATTCTTAGATTAATCAATCAATCAATATATCGATTGGAAAATGAATCTGGAATTTCCGAAGTTGTTCCAACTGGAGTTGTATTAGCAGGTGATGTTGGAATTGGAGAAATTTCGTTTGCAAATTTACCGTCATCTAATTCTACAGCAAACTCAACTACATTTAATTTTAATAAAATTATTAAAAGAGAATTAACTGTACCATCTCTAGATAAGAGTCATTGGGAAGCCGCAAACTTTGCTTTACTTTTAGGTGGCGAATCATATTATAAAGGTCTATTTAAAAGACTAAGTTTTACCGAATTTAAAAGATCAATAGAAAGAGGTCGCTCTAACGTGACTTATACTACTTATGAAAATGGAGTAGAATCTACTGGTAATTTTTACATTGAAATTGAGGATGCAACTATTGTTGAAAAATTAAAAATCCCTACAATTTCTCCAGTTAATATTCAACTTACTCAAGCTGATACTACTAGTAAAAGACAATCATCTAACTTAGTTGGTTATACTGCGGCTGAATCATATTTACAAAATCCACTCTTCTTAAGAAGACACGGTTCAACTTATTCTCCAATTTTTAGAGAAATTACAGCATTTATGCCAGACACTACGCTAAATTCTGAAATCGTTAAAGATGCTAACTGTAAATTTAATCCAAATGCAAATCGATTCTTTGAAGTAAAAGGGTTTGAACACATTAAAATTTCAGAAAAGAAGATACTTGAACTTGAAGGAAATGATAAGTACAAACCAATTTTTGAATTAATTGGAGAAACTCCAATTTCTTCAGGAGATCTATACTTATTGGCATCAAACTGGGATTATGGATTCCACTTGGAATATATTAATAAAACTGATTCTATTCCAGCATATGGAACCAGAAGAATTGCAGAAGACTCGTATTTTATGGCAAAACTTGCATCTCTGCCAACCTTAATTGAAATTGATTCAATTAGTTCAAAGGAAGTTACTGAATTTCCATCAATTTCTGCAGATTATATTAACCGCGAAGCAGATATTTTGTATAAGGTTAATACAACTGATGCTCAACTTGATATAAACCTAACTAATGTATTTTCAACAAAGGTTCTTGAACTTGGACTGGAATCTCAAATAACAGCAAGCTTCAATATTGATACTACTGCAAGAAATCCAGAAATTCTAGGTTCATATGATTTTGCATCTTATGTTAAACAGTATGCAATTGAAAATATTTTACCAAATTACGCAATTGATCAATTAGTATTCTGGTATCTTGAAGATAAGAGTAAAGCATCTGGTTTAGAAATAGTATCAAAGACTGCTGCCGAACGCTATGCTTTAGGATATAAGAAGCTGGAAGGAGCCCAAATAAATATTAAAAACGGACTAGCCGTTCAGTTAAGGGTTCCCCTAAAAACGACCGGTAAGTTAAGTTTAATTATTGAACCAAAAATGAAATTTATTTAAAAATGCCAGTACAATTAAATCTTAAAGAGGTTTTTACAACAGATAACCAAGCCGTATTGGCAGACAAACTAAATTTTAACTTTACCAAGTTAATTGAATTGGGAGTCGGCGATGTCGGTCCAGCCGGTCCTGCTGGCGCAATTGGTGGAGTAGGTCCAGCTGGACCTGCCGGCCCAAGAGGCGCAAAGGGATCAATGATATTTAGCGGACCAGACCAAACTGCAAATACTACTGCCGTTGTAGATGATGTATTCATTACATCTGGTGGTAAATTTTATACCAAAACTTCAACTAGCTGGTCTCAGATATTTGATGTAAATACCTTATTAGCAGTATCAACTGAATTCTTTTTAAATAAGCAATTATTTACAATAAGTGATGGCGATACTAATTTTACGGCAAGCACAAAAAAGAAAAACTATGGAATTGTAAGATTTCTTAAGAATGCCGGAGCAGACTTAGCCAATATTAATCCAGATGGAATTAATTATGGTAGCTCAGCTTCAACTTATAATAATGCAACTCTATTTTTAAATAACTTTGATCTAGACACTTATAAAAACAATTTTGTTTCAAATACAAGTGTTGATGCTCTAATTACAGATGTAAGTAAGGCAATTACTACAATTTATTCTAATTTTGTAACAACTTCCGATGATTCAGCAAGTAGATACCATATTCAATTAGGTTCTCTATATAAGTTGCCAAATGGACAGCACCAAATGAGTGCTTCGGAGAATAACCTTAGAATAAAACATGCTTTAATAAACAATACAACTGCAAGTCCATCTGTTGCATATTTTCTTTCAGAATTTAATGTTGGTGGAGATACGTCATATTCAAACTCAGTAAATGGTGCAACTTCTGCCTTTAAGTTTAGAGCATCACAAATGGATGGCTCTGCACATAATGGAGTTACTCTATATACTGGAGGTTCTTCTGCAATTAAAAGTTTTGCAGATAACGATGATCTATATGATCTAAACGGTCTTTTGCTTGAAAGATCTACTGCATCTGCTAAGTCTAGACTTGCACTAGGTATAAACTCATCAAACGCAGCATCGCTTCTTACTAAAACTACATTTGATATTCTTGCAACTGGCAATATTTCAATTGGAGTATTTGGAACAGTAACATCAGATACCAAAAAAATAGTTGCAGCAAGATTCGGTAATTCCGATAAAACTACTGCGCTTGGTATTGGAGGAACTCCAAATTCTTCTTTAACTATTTATGGAACTAAGAGTACAGCCGATACTACTTCTGATACTAGATATTTAGCCGATCAGGTTAATATTGGATCTATGACAAAGAATAGTTTTCCATTAACTGGAACTGATATATTTAAGCCACGCAAGCCATTAAATTCAAATAATGCCGCTATCGCTGCACAACTTGCGAGCTACATAGGTTTTAATTCATACTTTGATGATAATGGAAATATGAACTTTACTTACAGAGATGATAATCCAACTGGATCAATTGGAACTGGCTCTGCTTTTGTTACAACAAGAGATGGTAGTTTACATTTCTTATCATATTCAAGCGATCCTGCTTTAGTTGACTTTGTAGGAACTTTAGCATCAACAAATTTAAATGAGTCAGTATAAAATACACATAACAAATGAAAACATTAAGTCTATCTAACGTACTAAAAGCTATTAAATTTACCGTTACTCGTGATGGTAGAATGGCAGCTGGTAAGTTTAATTATTATGAAGATGCAACAATGGATGCAGTTCTTTCTAATCCAACTTCGCATTTCATGCTTAATGGATCATTAAGTTTACCTAGCATTGCCTATTCGGGTAGTGAAAAAACTGGCGCGCTGGAATTAAATAATGGCCACTATGCAGTATTCATTAATGATGGAAGTCAAGTTACAAGCGCAGTTCTTCCAACACCATCTGCTGATGTTTTACATAGAACCTATGTTATTGTTAATCAAAAAGCAGCCGGCACCATACCAGTTAAATATTTTGTTGGTCAAACAGAGACTCCAGTATTTACTTTAGCTTCAATGAATGGAACAACTGCTGTGCAAAATTCAATTACAGTACAGTGTCAGCGTACTTCTAGAGGATATTCAAGTTCCCAAACTTATACTTGGCGAATTGTATCAGTTGGATATGCTCCGTTAACTGGTACATCTGTTACAACCACTACATATTATGGAGGTATTTTCAAGATAAATCTTCTTAGAACAACTGGAGCTTCAATTTCATCAAGTACCCTATCATCCTATATTACAATTACTCAAAACGGAGCAGGTGGTATTCCACAAACTGGAAACGGTAACCAAATTATTAGACAGTTTACAAGTGGTCAAACTGTGAGTGTTGCAGTTTCATCATCACTTCCGTCTGGTTATACATTTTCTTATTGGCAATTAAAATCGCCATCGATTGGATCAGTTTCAGCAAGCCAGCCATTTACCCAAGCCCTAGATACATCTGGAACATCTGCTAGTACAAATATTACAGAAATTGATTTAGTATTTAGCTATAGCGCGCCAATTACAAGCTCAACCTATACATATTCAGGCGGTGGAAGCGGTTACTTTAGCAGTGGAGGTGGTTCATTTAGCTCTTCTGGCGGAACTTATATGGGATTCCAATAATTTAAGTTAGCGATCTAAGCTTATAGGGGATCACCTGGCCTCTTTCTAACATGGACTTAATATCCAATAAGATATTAGAATTGAAGCCACTGGAGTGATTCAGAAGCTTATTGGCAACGATCGTAGCTAGTGCTAGTTCAAATAGCTTTTCATCTTTAATTTTCTTAATTGAAGATATTACCATGACATTTTTCTTTGCAGAAAAATCAGTAATTTCAGGCTTAACCTGTCCCAGCAATTCGTTAAATTCGCCATCTTCACATGAAAATTCATTTATTTCAAGTAGATGGTCATAACCAATCATAAATGGAACAGATTTTTCTTTAGAAATTTTCCAAATATGATTAAGTTTAGCTTTATTTTGTGTGGTTGCTACATAAATTGAATCTAGTTTATGAAGTTTCGCTGAATTAAAATAGAGTCTAGTGTAAGCCATTTTATCTAGCATAATGTCTAAGTATTCGTTAAGAGTCTCAGCCAAAATTGCAGATGACATTCTTAATATTTCTCCGCCATACTCTTCTTTACTTCTGGTTAGAGATGCAATAATTTCCATTACATGACGATCGTCTCTTTTAAAGTTGTAGGCTGAATCATAAACGCCCTTGTCAACAATAACTGTATTTAAATTTAGGTAATGGAATAAAATTTCATGGAATCTAATAAAAGATCCTGAATTAAGATCGGCAAGATACTTTTGTTTAGCACCAAGCATAACGTACGTATAGTACTCGAGATCCACATATTTAGAGTTTGCCAGCCATAGTGGATCCAGGACTGGCACATTTAGATTATTCTTCATGGTGCCGGATCTTTATTGATATTTATTTAAGTTAGCCGCCGGGCCAAACTTGGATAAATAAAAAGAAAGCGCCATCTGTAATGCAGACAGTTACCCTAAAGCTTATTCCAGAGACTTCTAAATCAAGTCTGACATTCAGTAGTAATTATAGACTATTTTCAACAAAAGAGCCTTTACTTGGGGCCTACTCAATTACTAGTTTTACTGATGATGTTGACCTAAACGGTAATAATTTAAATTATTTAAATAAAAAGTTTAGATATTCAACTGATCGTGGAAACTGGTCTCTTTGGTATGACATTTCAGATATTACAGCATTAGCTTTTAACAATTCGGATTTATTTGTTGAATTAAAATATGAATATAATGATACAACTAGGGATCCGCTTACGAATCCAATCGTAGTTAACGAAATTAAATTTAAAATAGTTGCGGCAGATTCAGTTCCAAGCCTATTTACACCAAGTATTACTTGTAGTGATGAAGTTTGCCCAGCTCTAATTTCGACTGGCACCATGTCGTTTAATCCATATGCTGCAGATCAGGCCGTAAATATTTTTAAACAATTAAGCTTTAATACTAATAAATTATTTGGACATGAGGTTGTTTATTTTAAAACCGAACCAGATAGA